TTATAGCTCCATCTGCCGAACAATCTCAGCAGGGTCGGCGCCTCGCTGTAATGCGCGTCGGGCATCGCGGGTCATGGTGTCGATTGCCTCATTCTCGAAACGCTCAGCCATTCGGCAAGCCGTGCGGACGATCAGCACAGCCAGTTCTCGGGGGAACTCGGTTTTCTGCTGCTTTGGTCGGCCATAGCTAATCGACATGCGTTTGCTCCAGGATGAAAGATCGTTTCGGCTAGAGATCGGCGAAGGGGTTCGCGCTCGGCTTTGCACGGGTCGCAATACTGACCTTTGACCGGTCGGATGGCGTCATGCCGAACTTGCCCAGCAGCACCTCCAGTCGAACAAGGCGCATTGAAGTAAATTCCAGCGGATCAGCCCGGAATTGGGCTAGAAGATTTGCCGCTATCTCCAGCGCGATTCGGTCGGAGTCTGTCAGCACTCCAGGCGGCGCAGAGACGGCTATATCGTTCCAGCATTCAAGTGCCTGCTCAGTCAGATGATCCGGCGCGGCGGATAGCGGGCCGGCGGTGTCTGGATCTACACGCTTGCGCTCGGGGTGCTTACGGAATGAACCACGGGCGTCGAGTACGTTGGTGGGGGTTCTTGGCCTGGCCATATTCAAAACTTCCATTACGGAGAGACAGGAAAATTACTGGATGGGCGGTGTCCGCTTTCGTCTTGCCTGAACAATGAGTCCACCCCCCCCCGGCAGGTGCTTCCAGAGAGGTTCGCTTTTCGCAAAAATTGTGGCGGTTTATGGTTGCCGAGTTTTGGGACCGGTTACCGCAACGAAGGCCTTGAGCTCTCACATGGCCCCCTATGCCTGCTCGATGACTCCGCTTCCGTCAGGCAGCAGTACGTCAGCCAATCGCTGTGCTCGGTCGTCCGCCTCTTGCTGCGAGTCGCCTTGCAGGATGGCAAGTGTTCTGCCGCCTTGTTTCAGTCGGGTGTGATACTTCGGCGGAAGGCCCAGCATTGCTCTGTGCAATACCTGGCCGTGTTCAATGGGTCTAAGCATGGTCGTTGCGTTCTGAGATCGTGGTTAACGTCGAGTTAACAGCTTTCGTTAACCCAGAAATAATCCGCAGATGCGGGAGGTGGCGGTTTCCGCTTCGGCAGTGATCCGAAGACCGACCCCGCCTACCCATTGAATTTGGTGCCTGCCACCAGCGCCGTTCGCATTCGGCTCGGAATTGCTGCGCAGGCTGTCGCGGTTCTTCAATGTCTGGTGACTCACGACTGTACCCAGTCCGGCCGTTCCCTTGCGGGCCGCGCCGGCTACGGAACCAACTGCTTTTGCAGCGAGTTATGCGGTGGTTAGCGATACCTCAAGCACAGCGCCAGGCGCGAACACAGCCAAGCCGGCCCGCAACTCGGCAAGCAGCGTCACTTGGTTCGTGGTCCAGTTATCACGGTCCTCACGGCTAGCCATGACGGTGACTTGCTGGCGGTCGAGTATTGCGAGCTGCGCTGTATCCATTACCAAAGCTGTGCCGATGGGTAGCGCGGCGGACAGCACCACGGGCACACCCCAAAGGTTGAGCGGCGATGGGTCGCGTGGGCTGCCGATGATGTAGCCGGCGCTTGTGTCTTTGGTCGAGGCGATGGCGAACCAATCGGCATGGTTCATCGCGATAGCGCTGGCGTTCCAGCCGGACGCACCGAGCAGAGTCACAGCCTCACCGACTCGATCAACCGGTGTCATATCAAGCGCGTTGACGCCAGTGAATAGCGTCGCTTGCGGCAGAATGCCAAGCATCCGGCCAGCAGTGCCGTCTCCGTTCAGGATCTCTGCCTCGAGCTTTGACTGTGCGCCATAGGTCATCAGGTCAGACAGCTGGCGTTCCAGTGCGGGTGCATCAGAGAGGATCTGCATCGAGGCGCGGACCCAATGCGCGATTGTGCTAATGGTTGCCTGGCGTACTTCAAAGCCCGGAGTGGATTCGGCTTTCTGATCGCCTTCAGCTATTTGGACGGCTGCGCCATTGGCGGCGGTTGTCAGCGCCATGAACTCAAAAGTACCGCTGGTGACCGGCAGGCTCGGCAGCAAATCCAACAGACTCAGGCGCCGTTGCGGGTTGTCGTACAGACCGACCGCACGCTGGGGTTGGACGCTTACGTCAGTGCTGGTGATAGCCTTGCGCAGCGTGCGCAGATCGCCACCTTTGAGTTCCACGCGGCCGGTACTGTTAGCGCCTCGGGTCAGACTTTCAAGCTGGGGCGATTCAATGAACGACGCGACGGGGTTTGACTTGCGGCCGAACTGGCCTGACTCCATGAATTCGCCGCCGCGTGATGCCTTCTGCTCAAGTTCGAACATACGTGCGCCCAGACCTTTAACTTCCTTGGTCAGATCGTCTTTCATGGATTGGACTGCGGCGCCGTGTTCTTCCAGGGACTTGGCTACGATTTCAAAACTCATAATGAATTACCTCTGCCCTTGAAGGGCTTGTGTGATGCTTTGGAGTTTTGCCGCGATTGCGGCTAGTTCTGCGCTGTCGTCGGGCTGCTCGTCTCGAACAAGTCCGTTCCAGCCACCCGCCATAAGCCGTTTAGCTTCGCGGGCGCTTAGTCCCAATGCATCACGCACTGAGCGTTCAAAGTCGCGGGGGTTAGGGTTTACCGGGTCGAAGCTCTTCACGCTGGTGATGCGTGCGCTGGTGTTCGCCGGCAGTGCCACTAGGGAAACTTCGACCAGATCGATCTGCTTCAGCAGTCGGGCGCCGTTCTTAATCTCAGCGCCTCCGGCCGGGATCATGTAGCCGATCGACAAGGCCAGCGCGCCATCACGCATAAGGGCATGGGCGGCTTTCGCTTGGGGTACGTCGGTGGTCAGTTTGCCGTGAGCCAGCAAACCTTCCGGGGTGTCCTCGAACTTGAGCCAGACGCCGACCGGGTTAGATTGGTCGTGCTGCCAGAGCAGGGCAGGGCGCGTTCCTTTTGCTTCGTGCTGGGCAAGGGTCTTGGTGTAAGCGCCAGGGGCGATCAGGTCGCCGTGGGCATCAGGCTCGCCGCCGTATGGGCTGGCAATACCGGAGAAGGTGCCGGCTTCATCGCCAGCAGAAAACTTGAATTGGATCGGGGCGGCTTGGAATGCGCGCATAAGTACGTTCTCTCACAAGAGCAAATAGGGATCATTTGCCGCTCAGGGAACGCATCACGCGCAACTGGGACGGGGCGCAGCGCATCACGCGCTGACCTGTCCAGTTTAATGACATGTCACCAGAGCGGCAAGTGGCTAGCTGATATCAGCGTCTGGCCATATCCGGCGTGCGTTCGCCAGCGCCTCGGCATAGGCCATGGGCTCGCCGGTCATCCTGAATGGTCGATATCCCGGAACCGTGACATCCCAATATCGTCGGCGCTCGGCTCCGTCATTCGCCGCCAGCTCAGCTAATAGCTCTAGGCGGTGTGATCGGACGTACCGGCGCACGTCTTCGGTGATGCCCGACCTTGGCGTGACAAAAACCCGGTTGCCTCGTCGCTTCGCGGTCAGGCCGTGGCGGTGTAGAAAATCGATTGCGGCAGCCATCAGATTTCCTCCCCGTCTTCTTCTTCGGCCTGTAGGGGTGCCAAACCCTCTACACCTCTACAAGCCCCGCCAGTCGTGGTTTTCAGGCCGTTTTCGTTCTCTACACCGGCCTTGCTTGTAGAGGTTTGAAAATCGCTGTAACCCGCGCCTAATGTGGGCTGTAGAGGTGTAGAGGTTTTCAGGGGGGTGTCACTGGCAAGGTAACGATCCCAAGCCTCCACAAAGTCGCTCCGGTCGTATCCCATCTTTCCGGTTTCGCTACCGATACGGACTTGGTGCGACTTTATGCCGAACTCCTCGATCTTCGTTTTCAGCTGGCGGGGAGTGATTGGCTTGCCGCGATTCCACGTTGCCCAGGGCGCTTCGTCGTTCGCGTTGAGTGCGTCAAGCAGATGCGAGCTGAACATCTTACTGGCGCGTTTTTCGTCGAATACCGCCTTGATATCTGCTAATAGCTCGGCGCCGATGCTTGGCGTTTCCTCTTCGATACCGTGCAAGGCGATGGCGGACTGCCTGGCGATGCGCGGCCAATCCCCGCCAGCAACATCAGCGATTGCCAATAGCGGCTCCCAGCAGTCGTTGGCGCGGTCGTTCAACCCTTCGATGATGGCTGGCCGTGCTGCTCCAATGGTGATGGCGTTGTCATCAGCGAAGCGGGCAATCCGGCTGCGCAGGCGATCCCACATTGCCGGGTCGGAGTAGCGAAGGCGTTCTGCCTGCTCGCCTGGCTTCTTACGGCGCAGTCGTAACGGAATGCTCCGGTCCGCCAGCGTGTCAGCGATCTTGCCGATACCGCAGAGCGCCTTGCCTCCCCATACGCGAAACTTGGTCGGCATGTGGTCATCACCGACGCAGCGGATGACGTAAGCACTGTCACGGGTAAACCCGGCATTCAGGATGCCCCGTGCTTCCTCGTTGTCGCGTAGAAAGGCGTCCACCTCGTCAATCAGCAAAGTCGGTGCCCATAGCTCGATTGAGCGAAACAGCGCAGCGGTAGCGATATCGGAAACTTGCATAGGCCGATACGCCAGTTTGCCCAGCACAGACAGCATCACGGTTTTGCCGCAACGCTTCTCGGGGGCGGTGATGTTGGCAATCGGCGCGACCTGTACCGCGTCGATTAACCAGGTGAACGTCGCCCATAGTGCGGCGGCGCGGATCGTCTCCCGGTCTGCGATAACGTGGCGTCCGATGGCCTCCACCAATTCGTCGAGTAGGTCAGCCCCGTTTACCTTTTCCGGCCAAGGCTCTACCTCGTCGAAGATTCCATCGTTTGCAGATGCTTTGCCTTCAACCGCTGGCGCGGTGATTCGGTCGAAGTCGGCCATGCTCAGCACATTGGCTTTTTTGACTTGGTGACGGAGCCGCGCCCATGCGGCCGGGTCGGTGTCGCGGGTACGCTTCAGTTCGTCGAGGATCGCCGGCACATACAGCGCACCAGGATCGACGGACAGCTGGTCGATGGCCTCTTGGAGCGGGCTTTTAGGCTCCAGGACGAAAACCTTTTCAGATCCCATGCGAAGCCCTCCAGCACAGCAAGTCGTTGAAGTCGCTTAGCTCCAGCGGGGCGTCGGTCGGCCATACGGGGAAAGCCACCTCGGCACCGATGGCGAGCGCGGCGGCTGTTGCTGCGGTGCGCCCCGGATTGCCCGCGGTCATCCGGTCGTCGTCGCCGGCGATGATGATCTGCTGCGAATCGCCGTACTTGGCGCGCAGGGCTTGCGCTACTGGCTTGAGGTTGCCCGCATTCATGGCGCAGGCCACGGCGGCGCCGGTTTCAGCATGGATGGTCGCGCCCGTTGCCCAGCCCTCAACGATGTACAGCGGCTGGCCTGGCTCTAGCTTGCCGATGGGGCAATACGCGCCTTTCACACGGCCACCAGACAGGAACCGTTTCGTTCCGTCCTGCATGATCCGCTGGAGGTTGCAGAGGTAGCCGTCAACGTACAGCGGCACCAACAGAACATCGCCACGCTGGCGAAGGCGACCGGGCGTAATGCGCTTGCGGGTCAGGTAGAGGTGTTGCGGGTTAGCTGCGGCGGCTTCGCTCCATTCGCGCATTGCGTGGCTGGCTGCTGTTGCATGGCGGCGCATTTGCTCCGATTCCCGCTGCTCTCGCGCCTTCTCGATGCGCCGCGCGATCAACTGCGCTTCCAGCGGATCGGCAGGCTTGCGACTGCTCCAGGTTTGCGAGCCGTTGACCTTCCAGCTGCCGAATGCGCCAGATGCTATGCCGTCAGCGTGCAAAACGTACCAGCCGTTTTGCGTGCCGGGCTTGTCGTCTGGTACGCGGAAACGGTGAATGTCACCATCGGGGATAGGCAACCAATCGAGCGGACCGAAAGAGGCCTGCATGGCATCACGGAAGGCCAGTTCGGGTTTCTCCAGGCAAGCCGATCCCCTCAGCGCACGGGCGCCGTTTTGAATTTTCATGCTGGTTACTCCTTGTCGAAGCGGTAGCCGATGCCTTCCAGGAAGGCGCGACCGGGGCTCACTGCGTCCCGCGCTTCGATAACGCGGCGCTTGATGCGCTCGGTTACTGCCTCGGTTTCGGCGCGCTGGCCACTGAACAGGCCGCACTGATAAACGCTAACCACGGCCAGCGGATAGACCTCGCGCAGCATCTCCGCAAGCTCCGCAGCCAGGCCGAACAGGCTGACGGCAGGAATTGAGGTGGTGAAGTCGATATCAGGCTCGTAAATCGACACCAGGTAGCCGATAAAGCCGTCATCAATGCCCATTTGCGCGAATGCTGCGCGGCGGTCGGTCGAAGTCATGGTGCTCATTGCACACCTCCAACTTCCAGAGCGCGGGCGCGGGCCATCGCTTCGTTATAGCGACGAAGGCGAACGCTGAGGCTTGAGTTAGCGCGCAAAGCAGCGAAGGCGCGGGCCTTCCAGGCGGCGGCGTGGGATTTGGACGGATTTAGGGTAAGGGTATTGCGCATGGGTGTAGCTCCTTTTGCTGAGGAACTACCGGCATCACTTGGCGATGATGGGCGGTAGCACTGTACGGGCCGCCAAGATCGGGGCAAAAGGAACCCGATAGGGCCGAAACCCTCCCGCACAGCGCCACCATAAAACGCAGGCGAAAAAAAACTCCGCGCTGGTAGGTGGGAGCTTGTGCTCCTTTTGCTCTCCGGGCTTGGCGTCCCGGTCGCTGAATTTGCAGCGACGGGCAAACGATACATGCGGACGCATACGGGGGCAAGCGTAATCATTGCAGAGCCTCCGGCGCGCTATGCGTCTCGATTGGCGGATTGGCCACCAGTTGGGCCAGCACGTTTCGGGGGACGCCGTTGTTTTCTAAAGCGGATGCCAGGCTGAGAAAGACGGCCAGCGCAACGACAGTGGGTTCGTCGCCTTGTTTGCGGGCTTGGCGCGTGATTGATGGAAGCAACTCGTTCTGGATGAACTGCACGTGCGCATTGTTGCTGTGGCTATAATCGGCAGGCATGTTTTGCAGGCCGCTATCCTTCGCCGGGGCGGCCTTTTTCATGCTGCGTCCCTCGCTTCGATCTTCGAACGGAGCCAGCTTTCTACCTCAGCGACCACATAAAACGCGGCAGCCTGGCGGCTCTCGCCATCCTTGAGTGGCTTAGGAAAGGTCGGATCTTTCTTGCAAAGCTTGTCCAGGCCGGAGCGGGACAAGTCAAGCCAGTCGCATAGTGCGGACTTGCGGATCAGGGCTTTGTTAGGGTATCTGTCTATGTTCATTTGAGGGCATCCGTTTGGTTGGGATGCCCCCCATTATTCACATGACTTAGCAAGTAAGAAGGCCCGAAATAGGCCCTTCAAATCTCCAATCTAGGTGGTGCTGCGCTTTCTCCAAGCGATGATGGCGTCCCGAGCACGCTTCGGAGTGCCGGGGACGCCGAAGACCCCAGCATTGATGATCAGCTCTGCTGCCAAGCCAGCAATCTCGATTTTTCCTAGGGCGCCACCAGATTGGCTTTCAAGCAGGCTTGCTACATCCGAGAGGAGGCCATGCTCCAGGGTGTTGGGTTTCTCTCCCTTTCGGTTCTTGTACTGCTTGAAATCGTCGGCCACATGATTGGCGGCGACTTGGAGCCTCACTAACGATTGTTCGAGGGACCGCTCTAGTTCAAAGAAGGACATATCCCAGGCTTTATGCATACAAAGCGCGAGGTTCGCTTCGGCGTCCGGAGGAATTAAACCAATCGCTTCTCGCAACTGTTCAGCCTGCTTGGCGACAGCTTTGAGATGGTCAATGGTCGTCCCGATCTGTGGAGCTGTGTCGTGAAATTCCCGCCATCCTCGGTAGCGGCCAAGCAGCACACCGAGGTCGTGTTGAATTAACGCTGGATCGCCTGGTAGACGCCTGATTAGCTCGACGCATCGGTCAGGCACTCTTTCGTCAACGGCCCCGCCAGCGTATTGCCGTTCTATCCTCCTCACGCCCGCAGCTCCACCACATTGCTGGCACTCTTGCCCCGGTGCGCGAACTCATATGGCGTTATGTGCTGTTGCCGATTGGCGTCGAGGTAGTCCGCCCACCAGGTCATCATCAGCCGGCGTTCTTCCAGGTGCTCGGCCTTGTGGATATAGGCAGCGCGGACGCCATTGCGCTCTTGGTGGCTCATCTGCCGTTCTACGGCATCCCGGCTCCACAGACCGGACTCCACCAGGGCAGAACAGGCCATCGTGCGGAAACCGTGGCCGCACACGTCGGCCTTGGTGTCGTAACCCATTCGGCGCAGCGACTTGTTAACGGTGTTTTCCGAGAGCGGCTTCCAGTGGTGGTGATCGCCAGCGAAGACCAGATCAAAGCGGCCTGTCAGCGGCTTGATTGCCTCCAGCGTGGCTATCGCCTGGCGACTCAGCGGCACCATGTGCGGTGTGCCCATCTTGGCGCCACGGTGCGAGTGCTTCACGCCTTCGATGGGCTTGCGCTCGCCAGGGATGATCCACATAGAACGGCCGAAGTCGATCTCATCCCAGCGGGCAAATCGGAGCTCGCTGGAACGGATGAATACCTGCAAGGTGAGCTGTACGGCCATACGGGTTAGCGGTCGGCCAGTGTCGGCCTCGATGCGCTCCAGCAGCTCGGGCAGGCGTTCCAGTGGCAGGGCAGGCCGGTGTCTTGTCTTCGGCGTGGCGGTACCGCCCAGCAGATCAAGCGCCGGGTTGTAGTCGATCATGTTGCGCTGTACGCCAGTTCGCATGATGCCGACGACGCGCTGTCGAAGCCGACCGGCAAGATCCAGAGCGCCGCGCTTCTCCACCAGTTTCAGCGCGGCCAACAGATCCTTGGTCTTGATCTCCGCAACAGGCCGGTGCCCAAGCAGCGGGAACAGATCGGCTTCGGACTCGTTCATGACGCGGGTGGCGTGACCTTTCGACCATTTGCCGGCCATGCTCGCGTGCCACTCCAGGGCAACGGCCTTGAAGGTATTGGATGACGACTGCGCCGCCTCGATGACTTTCCGGTGTTCGTGCTCGATGGGGTCTACGCCCTTCGCCAGCAGCTCCAGCGCCTCGGCTCGTTTACCCCTGGCTGCCTTCAACCCGGTCGCCGGATAGCCGCCGAAAGTTGCAAGCCCTTCCCTGCCATCGGGGCGCTTGAACTTGAACCGCCATACCTTGCTCCCGTTCGCCTTCACCAGCAGGAACAGACCGCTGCCGTCGAACAGCTTGTAGTCCTTGTCGCGGGGGCGTGCGGCATCGCACTTGGAGTCTGTGAGGGGCGTTACTGTGCGCGCCAT